AGTGGTGGTTTCGTGGCAGCGATGTCGTGAGCTACGTACAAGAATACAAAGGCATGAAGACGATTAAGAACGCAGAGATCTTCGATGAGTTGAAGAACATGGGTGGCAACAACGTCGCTAAGTGGATAGACAAAAGCGTTGGTAATAGAAACATCTGGGTCATGGACGTGGTGGAAATAGATAACTCGCACATAACCGCAGACGATTTTAAGAAACCAACGTTTACAAAAGAGTGGGAAGATGAGGGCTAGAAACGTACAAAAATATTTTGGTCCTCCGGGAACAGGTAAAACCACCACTCTTTTACGATTGGTAGAAGATCATTTACAAAACGGAATACAGCCAGACAAGATGGCGTTCATTTCCTATTCTGTGAAAGCTGCCGCAGAGGCAAAGAACAGAGCTTCCATAAGCATAGGACTAGGCTTTGATGAGATGCCGTACTTCTGCACGAGTCACGCTTTCTGTAAACGTGTGATGGGCATGGGTAGAGTCTTGTCTGGCGACGATATCGCAGACTTCTTGCGTGAGTATAGCTTCAACTTAACGAAGAACTATTCTATGGAAAACAGAAGATCCGTGAGGTCCTTGGTCGATGATCCGTATTTCCAGATCATAGAAGCAGCTAAGGTAAACATGCGCACACTAGAGGAAGAGCGTTTAAACAGCGAGATAGGCTTACGTCGAGATGTCGTACCGGCTATCTTGCACGCCATAGCAGAAGCATGGGAGAGATACCGAGAAGAGTCTTCGCCAAAGATATATTCGTTCGCAGACATGATTACTCAGTTTATAGAGTCAGGTGAAGTGCCACCGCTAGATGTCTTGATCGTAGACGAGGCACAAGATTTAGCAGAGCTGAACTGGCAACTTGTCGATAAACTATCGGCAGAGGTAGACGTTACTTACATAGCTGGCGATGACGATCAGGCTATCTACGAATGGAACGGCGCGCGTCCAGAGAGACTTATAAACTATCAGGGCAAGAAGATTGTCTTAGATCAATCGTACCGCATACCAAAGTCTGTGCACGAGTTGGCCGACAAGATATCAAAACGAATTAGCGTGCGCGAAGAAAAAGATTACAAACCAAGAAAAGAGCAAGGCGAAGTGCTCGACATAGCTTCTACCGATCTGCTGCCGTTAGAAGAAGGTAACTGGTTGGTGCTCGCTTCTTGCGATTACATGCTGTCCGATTCAAACAAAGGCTACGGCATCAGAAAGCATTTGATAAACAATGGCTACCCTTTCTCGCACAATCACTTTCGCTACATACCGCATAAGATGATTAACGCGATAGATACGTGGGAGCAAGTGCTAGACGACAAAGAAGTAACGGTTGGGCAGTTAGGAGACCTGTATCAGTTCTTAGGCAAAGACAGCGTGAAGCGCGGGTTTATCAGCAGAGTGCAGGCGGATCCAAACAAAGCACAAAAGGTAGATAAGCAGGGCATGATAGATAATTACGGTTTGATACCAGACTGTTTAAACAAGGAGTGGCAGGAAGTATTTAACAGAAGCATTGACGTAGAAAGAAGAGCATTTATAGAAAAAGCAATAACGAATAAAGAAGATTTACACGGTGAGCCGAGGATAGCTATATCTACTATACATCAGGCAAAAGGAGGAGAAGCGGACAACGTCGCGGTTTTGTTGGACCTGTCTCCGTCGCAAAAGAAATACTCTATGCTCAAGCCAGACGGTTTGCACAGACAGTTTTACGTTGCGGTAACTAGGGCACTAGAGCGTTTATATCTAGTGAAAGCACGAAACGATTACTACAGGTACATAATATGACAGCATTTAAACCACCTTCGGAATGGACTCCACCCGATGTGTTTCCAACAGAATTACTAACAAACG